CTTCGGCCCCTTTTTTACTGGAGCATGCAATGGGGTATGACCCGACAAGCGACCGCCACGGTATTGCCAGAATCCCTGTTGAGTCACAACCAACGGCATTCCGCGACAATTCCGAATTTCGTTTTTTTGATCGGTTTGATGGTGTTTCTCAAGGGGATCAGATTGTCTACAAACTGACATTCCCAAATGCTGTAAATATCACCAAGCGCCTGGTCAATCTATGGGTTGGTGGCCGGGAGTACCTTGTTTACCCGGATTCTCCTAGCCACACAGTCCCGCCTGCATTGTCGGTCACCGGCAGGGTTTCACCACTAAACAACCGGCTGCGTGCAGGGTTATCATCGCACCCTGCGTCATCCGTGGTGATAGAGCGAGCTGATGGCTCTGGTATCTGGTCTACAACCGACCTGCCAGAAACCGGCACTGGCATTCTGACCGACTCAAACACAAACCGGGCCGCCTCTCAGTTCTCCCCCAGCCAGGAGCCGTTTGGTATTGCTGCTGGCTCTGTTATCTGGGTTGTGCTGGAGCATATCGGCGGGAACAACCCAACATCGGGTCAGTACGAACTTGAATGGGAAGAGGAATTTTAATGGCCATCGGATACGTTGAAGAAATCGACTTCACGGCATGGCTTGCAGCTCGTGGGTACTCGGTCACTGGAACGGCATCGCAACTGCTCACGCGATCTCTGGACTGGGTTGAACAGCAGTCATACAAGGGCAACCGCGCGGACTCAGCGCAGGCATTATCATGGCCGCGTCAGGGTGTGCGTGTCGATAGTGCTCTTCTGGCCTCTGATTCAGTTCCTGACATCGTTAAAGAACTGCAAATGCGCGCAGCATACGACATAGACTCAGGGTCAGACCCGTTATCCGTGGCAGGCCAGACGGTGCAGGCTGAGGCGGTATCCGGTGCGGTATCCGTGACATATGCCAGTGGCTCTGCACAGTCCCGAATATCAAGCCAGACAAGCCTAATCCTCGGCAAAATCAGCAACAATTCTGGCATGACTTTTACGGTGTCCCGTGGCTGACGTTTACTCAAAGTTCCAGGCCACAGCCAGTAAGCTGCTGGCGAAATTCAACCAGGGTGTAATCAGATACATTGCCCCGCCTTCTTCGGGTGCTAATCCGTGGGATGCACCAGCGCCATCAAGCCCAGTATTGTTGCCGGGTGCTGTGGCTTCTGGGGTGTCTCAAGAATTTCTGTCGGAAAAAGTCACCACGTCTGATACCGAGGTCACCGCCTCTGTGTTTGGCGCAACCCCCGAAATTGGCGGGGTGGTTGAAATCGACGGGATAGAGCGGCAGGTGGTCGAGGTCAAGCCCGTTCCCGCCGCTGGTGTCGTGGTGGTGTGGAAGATATTTGTTAAGGGCTAGTTCGGGTCGCGCTCAACATGGATATGAGTGTCGTGCTCAACGACTTGGTAGTTCGCGATGAACTGCGAGAGGTGAATTCTAAGGTCGCTGGCCACCTTGGTCTTCGTTTCACTGCTGAAATACCGGGTTCTGAAATCTAACGCAAGCCCGTAGTAGTGCAGGCTTCCTGCACTGTGAGTGCCGTCAGTACCGGATGTTACAACCAGCTCCTGTCCGTGCTTTTTCCAGATTGCTTCTGCAGCAATTAGCACTGGCCGCATGCTGATTTGCAGGCCCTGCAGGCTTGCACCTTCTTTGATTTTCATAGTCATTTCTCGTTTTATTTTCGATGCTGCATTGTCTCAACTATCGCCACTGGCGGGAAATTTAGACTCGCAAAACGATTCAATCCGCTCGCGAAGGCATTGGATGTACATCTCAATTATAAGAAATTGACGATTTAGGCGGGATTTCTCGGCAGGGTCAACACCACAAAATGCATTGCTGCCAATAAAGTTTCCGAGTTTTTCGGCCTTGAGTTCCAGTTCTTTCAGTTCTTCCATTACTCGTTTTTGGTGTGGTGCCATTAGAGGTGCTCCGGGTTGTTGTTTGAGGGGATATAATAACCCGCTGCAAGCTATGGCGGGAAATTGCATTTGACTATAAAATAATCACACTAAATTAACGGCAGCTATCGAGAGAGCTAGGCTATGCAAGATGCAATCGGAACTAAGCGGGTAAAACTCAAGCCCATGAATCGCCAGCAGTATAACGATTATCGCGGCTTGGAGTTGCCGGATGACGAAAACGGCGATGATGATGGCTATCTGGTCGAATACACCGACGGTGGAAAGCCCAATCACCCAGACCACGCCGGTTACATTTCATGGTCTCCGAAGGCTCAGGCTGATGCGGCGTATCAGGAGTCTGGAAATATGTCATTCGGTCACGCCGTTGTATTGGCAAAAGCCGGGTTTAAGGTTGCTCGCCGTGGATGGAATGGTGTTGGCATGTTTGCCTTCCTTGAGTCAAACACAGGGAAATACAAGACCGTGAATTATGCAGACGGGTCTTTCAAAAACTTTCCTTTGCGTGAGTGCTGGATGCTGAAGACGGCACAAGGAGACATTGCACATTGGGCACCAAGCGGAAGCGATTCTTTGGCTGATGATTGGTGCGTTGTTGACTAATGTCAGCAGCACAGGACAAAATCAGCGAGCAAAGAGTCCAGGTCATGCGCCGGGAGTTCGAGCGGGCAATCCAAGACATTAAGAGCGTCTCGGCTTTGCGCCAGCTTGAGCTTCTGATTGACCGGCAGGATGTCGACGGCATCATGACCCTACTGGGTATAGACCCGTCGGCATTTATCGGCATCACCGACTCTCTGCGCTCTGATTACCAATTGGCGGGCCGAATGGCTGCTGAGGTGCTGACTCCCGTCCCTGTGCCGGGTATTGGTGCCGTTGCGTTCCGGTTTGACATGGCTGCACCGGCTGCGACCACATGGATTGCAACAACATCATCCAAGCTGGTGGTTGAGATCATTGACGACCAGCGCACACTAATCAGAGAGCATCTATCCCGCACAACTGCCGCTGGTATCAATCCGAGACAGGCCGCTGTCCAGCTAGTGGGAGCTATCGACAGAACCACCGGCAAGCGCACTGGCGGCATTGTTGGCCTGACCTCTCAGCAGGCTGGGTGGATGTCAAAAGCAGAGCAGGAGCTGATCAATCTCGACTCCAATTATTTCACTCGCAAGCTACGGGATAAGCGGTTTGATTCCACCGTCCGCAAGGCCATCGCTGATGAAAAACCTCTGACGAAAAAGCAGGTCAGCGGGATCATGCGCTCTCTGGAAAACCGCACTCTGAAATACCGTGGCGACAACATCGCGCGAACCGAAGCAATTAATGGGTTGCGGGCTGGTCAGGCTGAATCAATCAGACAGGCCGTGGTCAAGGGCGAACTTGAGCCGCAAGATGTTACGAAAGAGTGGGACGCCACTGGCGATGAAGACACGCGCCCAGACCACGATGCTGCAAACGGCCAGCGCCAGCTACTGCAAAACCCGTTTGTGATCAGAGGTGCTCGCATGATGTACCCTGGTGATTCGTCGCTGGGAGCGCCGGGTAACCAGACTATTAAATGCCGTTGCCGCGCAGATTACCGCGTTGATTTTGTCGGGCGTGCAGTGCGACTGGAGGGTTGGCGATGAGCGGAACGCCAGAAGAGTTTCAGGCCGACATTGATGATTTTATCCAGCGCAGTGAGCGCCTGATGACTGCCGTTGTGCAAAAATCAGCAGAAGAAACGGCTCGAATTGCCCAGAAGCCCAAAGCTCGTGGTGGCCGCATGCCAGTCGATACCGGGTTTCTGCGCAATTCGCTGACCGCTCACATTGGCGCGATTCCGTCAGGTCGTGATGTGGCGCCTGAGGGCTATCAGCAAACAAGCTGGGCCAGCAATGCGGTGATACTGACAATCAACAATATGGAATTGGGCGACACTATTTATCTTGGCTGGACTGCCCACTACGCACTCCACCAGGAAAACAAAAACAGCTTCATGCGGACGGCGGCGCAGCAATGGCGACAGACCGTTGATATGGTCGTTCGTGACGCACGAGAGAGGTTCGGATAATGCCAACCAGTTCAGAGATAAAGCGGGCGATTTACACGCAAGCGAAAGCATTTGCCGATGGATTGGGTCTGCAATTGTCCTACCCTGGCCAACCATTCACGCCGCCAGATTCTGGCCAGTGGCTTGAGTTGATGTACGCGCCAAACGACTACGACCCGTACCTGTCAGAGCAGCAAGACATAAAGCGCGGGCTGTTTATCATCAACTGTTGCGCCCGTGTCGGGCCAAGCGCCGCATTTGACATGGCCACCACTGCCGATGCTGTGAAGGCGAATTGGCCGAAACGCACACCGATAGTCAGCGACTTGCGAACCAGTAAGACGCCATATGAATCAACTATGATTGACTACCCCGACAGGGTTAAAATACCCGTAACAATCGAATACGAGGAATGACAAATGCCATCAAATATCGGCACTGAAGTTTACATCTCTGCGGCACTGCCAGCGACTGACGACCAGGCGGGGTATGAGGCCCTAACGTGGACAGAGGTTGGCGGCGTCCTGACATTTGGCGAAGTCGGGTCAACTACCTCAGAAGTGTCCTACGACCTCCTTAAGAGCGGGCTGACAATCACAGAAAAAGGGCCAACTCAATACGGCAAGCCGGTTCTGACATACGTCAAGCGCTCTGGTGACACCGGCCAAGCCGCTGTGGTTGCTGCTGCTGAAGCATCAAATAATGCTGATGTCGCGCTAAAGGTCGTTCGCCCTGATGGTGAAATTGAGTACTTTCAGGCTAATGTGATGGGCGATAAATACTCTGAGGCAAACCCAACCAGTACGCGTAGCAAAACCCACAACGTGGCAATCAACAGCAAGCCAGTGGTGGTGTAATGGATTTGTCACAGCTTGCCACTCCTGACGAGTGGATTACTCCTGAGCATCCAGAGCATGGCGATGTCGGTATTAAATTCCGCGTTCGCCAACCGGGAACCCCTGCTCATTCGGCAGCAAAAACCGCTTCAATGCGTGAACTGATCGAATCTAAATCAACCGTGGATTTGGCTGTCACTGAATGTGAGGCGTTGATTACTGGCTGGTCTGGCGTGGTTCTTGACGGCGTAGAGCTGGAGTTTTCTGGCGAATCTGCCGCTGAGGTTTTGCGAAATCCCGGTATGGCATGGATGCAGCCATGCTTTTTTGAGTACCTGTCGAAAAAAAAGCACTATATGAAACGGCTGTCCGAAGATTTGCAACGTATGCGGGATGCCAAGGCTACCTTGCAGCAGTCCCAGACGGCGGAGCCCGACCCAGACGAGAAATAACCAACCTTCGGGCTGACGACGCCGGGCCGCTGCACTACCTTAATCGGCATGTCGGGCAATTGCTGGCAGGTGGTGCACAGGCTGTTTCGTGGCAGGAGTTAAGAGCATGGATGCTGGCCACAAACACGCACCTTGCACCGCATGAGTG